TCTTGATAATCACCAAAAGTTAGTAAAAATTTTTTTGTTTCTGGTGATGACCAGTTGGTTGTTTTTGCAATATACTCATTAATTGAATCTTTGTAATCAAAAAAAAGTTTTAACCCTTCGTAAATATCAGGATACAACACATTTAAATGAGATAGACGACCACCTGGTTGGTGTTCTGGTTCATCAGGTCTAAAAAGTCTCTGAGCCCAGTGATAAGAAACGTTTATTGTAAATTTTTTAGAACAAGAAATTTTTATGACATCATCATTTTGATCTTTTTTTTCTCTAATATCACTACACCACAAATCGTTAACACCTGGTGGCCAATTATATTTACTTTTAACGTAACTTTTTAAATTGTCCATAAGCGTTTTACTTACGACCACAGTTGAGTGACCTTCATTTAAAATGCTTTCAAGAAACAAGTCCGGTAGGTCAATCTCTACGATTGTGAATTTATCAATGGACATAACTTCCTCACTCAATATTTTTTTAATAATATCTCTTAACATAATGATAAATACTATAGAAAACGTTAATTAAAAAAAACACCAAGGTTGGTGTTTTTTATTTTTTTTAAAAATTTTTTGTAAAAGGTGTTGTTTTATCTAAAATAAAGTGTTAAATTTGTATTGTTGTAATTGGAACAACACTAAAAGTCCAATCGTAGGGTGTCTGGCGTAATCCGACACAGGTTGAAAATCCTAGCCCGAGCTAAATAATGAGGGTTAAAAGTCACAAATGAGCTCAAAGTGATGGTTTAAGTAGAAGTAGTTTGGGAAGAAACGAACCCAGGCTGATAGGAAGATGGAAGACGATTAAGATACTAATATCCTATCCTACTTAAACAACCCAAATTACAACTTGATTATCACCAACTCTAAATGGATTTGAAAGTGATTCCCTAAATACAGTTGAAATTTCTAATCTCCAATAAGTACCCCCAATATGTATAGGGTTTATCGCTAACGCTAATTCCCGTTCAACTGATTTAACAACAAATGGTTTTTTGTTAAAAATTTCTCTATTAATAATTTTTTCGGCAATATCACCCTTAACTAGTGAAATAAGTTCTTTAATTTCTTTATTTTCAATAGGGTTCTGATTATAATCTGTTCCATCAAGTTCTGGTCTTGTAGATCTATCAAAAGCATGACTCCTCCTATCAACCTCAAAATTAAATGAAACCTCAAGATTTGAGACAACTTGGGCTATTTTCTTTTCAAGAATTAAATGTTTTTTAATTGATTCTCTAAGTAGTGACATATCTAATAAACTTTATTATAAGTATTTATTTGTTATATTTTAGTCATTATGAAAGAAAAATTTTTACCTTGGTTTATGTTAGTATGTGCGTTAGGTCTATCTGGTACCGCAGCATACTATAGTGTTATTGGATTATCCGTTGTGTTTATTAGTGTTGCAACACCAGTTATTATTATGGGATCCTTCCTTGAGATATCAAAAATCGCAATTGCGACCTATCTACACGACAAATGGAATGAAACTTACGGGATGTTAAAATTCTATATGACAACAGCCCTAATTACATTATCAATAATTACATCAATTGGTATTTACGGGCTTTTGAGTACTGGATTCCAGGGTAATATTGCCAAAATGGAAATCAATGAAAAACGAATTAAAAATATTGAGGTTAAGAAGAATCGGTTTATAGAAATAAAAGATGAATTAATTGACGAGAAAACAATATTAAATGGTGATATAACAAAATTGAGAGATGGACTATCAAATAATACAACGACACAAACAGTTGACAGAAAAACAGGACAATTAATAACCAAGGCCAACGAGGGTAATAGGAAATCTTTTGAAACTCAATTACAACAAGCACAAGTTCGGCGAGACGATATTTCAAAGAAGATTGATAATTGTAATGATAGTATTACCAAATTAGATGTTCAGATTTTAGATATGGAATCTGCGGAAATTGAGGGTAGTGAACTTGGTGCTATAAAATATGTTAGTGAGATATTAGGTTGGGATATAAAAAAAGTTGCCAACTTATTTATATTAATACTAATTTTTGTTTTTGATCCGTTAGCGATAACATTAGTGATTGCAACAAATCAATTGTTTAAATCAAATAAAAAAGAGAATCCAACAGAACAAAAAACTGAAACGGATAATAATAAAAAAAAGACACAAAAAATTTGGAAAAGGGTCAATCAATTACGAAAAGAAGGTAAATTAGAACCACCAACCACAGAAGATATTATTAATGAACCAACGGCTTTGGCCAATTCACAATACCGAAATGAGTATAATATAGAACGAGAACCATTAAATCTGGATCAAGAAATAAATTGGGTTCAGACAAGTGAAGAAAATAATGATGAAGTTAATCAAAACATAAAAAGATTGATATATAAAAAATAATGACAAAAATTATTAAGTATGGAAAATTTGTTGGTCTTGGTGTTAATGAAAATAAAAGACAAATTATTTTAATTCATTCTGGTAGACCAAGCGATGAATATTTAACATCACTTAAATATCGTCTGAATGGTAATTACGAAAAAATACCTAATTATTTTATAGATAAAGATGGTAAGATTTTACAATTATTACCAAAGGAGGAAACCTCAAAAATTTTTAATATTAGCGTTGTTGATAAGAACGCAATTGTTATTTGTTTGGAAAATTTGGGTTGGTTAGAAAAAGAACCATTAAAAAATGGTTACATTAACTGGATTGGTAATATTTATAAAGGTAAGGTGTACGAAAAAAAATGGAGAGACTACATTTTTTGGGATCCTTACACTGAAGAACAAACTAATTCAACGCTATTCTTGTGTAAGAAACTAATCGCACAAATGAATATTGACAATAAGTTTGTTGGACATAACACTAAAATTAACGGTGCTGAAAAATTTTTTGGAGTACTAACAAGAAGTAATTTCTTTATGGAAACAACAGATTTAAACCCATCGTTTAATTTTGAATATTTTTTAAAAAAAATTGAAGATGAATAGATATGACGAAATTAAATCACTTTTAAGTGCATCAAGAAAAGTACTTAAAAACACATTAAATGAAAGTGAAATTTATAAAATTAAATCAACTCACGGATTATTAACCGAACAAGAGGATGTTGAAAAGGAATATGAAACTTTTGATGGTGAAGAAGAAGATGGTAATGAGGAAGAAACTGTAAATAAATCAGATAAAAAACGAGCATACAGAATTTCTGGTGGTGTATTTGTTATCCATAGTAAAGAACCTAAAAATTTACAACTTACAACTGAAGACAAACGAGCATTCCAAGAAACAATGGATGAGTTTACCGCCGACGTATCTGAATTGGTTGATTTTGACAAGTTAAATTTATATGACAATAATGTTGAGTGGTCTGGTAAAATAAATGAATTGGATGTTGAGTTCTTTTTATCAATTGGTGAAAAGAATGGTATTTATATAAACGGGACTATGACCAAGGTTGACGATGAGTATATGGAGTTTTTAACAAATTTAAAACAATATTACGATAAATTTAAAACTAAATGGTCACAAGTAATCTCATCAAGAAAAAAAACACCAATAGAATGAAAGAATTTGTAATTAATAATTTTCAGTTTATAATCCAATCAATAGGTACAATATTGTTAATTGTATTATTAATTAGATCTTGTAGTCCAATTGAGGATAGATCAGAATTATTACAATATAAATTAGACCAATTAGATACTAAAATTGAAGACTTAAATAAACAACAAAAAATGTTAAATGATTCAATAATCGGTTATAAAAAGGATATATCAAAAATTGATTCAATAATATCAAAAATAAAAACCGATAGAAAAACAATTAACAATTATTATGAAGTACAGAGGGATATAATTTTAGGTTATACCGCTAAACAAATTGACTCTGCGTTAAGAATTAAATATAAATATTAAAATGAAAAACACACTTATTCTTTTTTTTATATTATTAACCAATATTTCTTTTGGTCAAATAATTGAATCTGACACAACAACACTATTAATACCAGTTAATGTTGGAAAATCTATTTTGGTTGACTTGAATGATTTAGAGCGATTGAAAAAACAAGAAGTGACGTATAAAAATGAAATACAACAACTAGAAAACAAAGTATTTAAAAACGAAAAAATAATAACTACCCTAGAGGTGAAAGATAAAAAAAACAATGAGATAATTGAATTAAAGGATTCAAAGTATAAATTAGTTGACGAGGAAAACAAGCAATTACGTGATGATATTAAAAAAATCAAAACTAAGAATGTAATTATTGAAATTGTTGGTGGATCAATTATAGCGGCATTAACTTATATTATAACCTTTAAATGATGGAAGACACTATTAAACAAGATATAACACAAATGGTTAACAGTTTAACGGCAGGAAATAATGACGCTAGAGTTGCTGCAAACAAATCCTTGAATGAAGATGGTAATGAAAAAAATCCTGAAGATTATTTAGTTGAACCCAACGATATGGTTATTATTTTAAATCTAGTTAAAAATAAAAAACTATCCGCGAATAAAATAAAACAAAAAATTAGAGAGTATCTTAAAGACCCTAATACACTAAAAAGTTTCTTAAAATCAATAATTGACAGTAGAGGTAAAAAAGAAACAAAAGAAATGACAGGTACATCTTCAGCTGGGGGATATTCACAACCGTTATTCACGAAAATGGAAACAAAAGAAGCGACGGGGTCATCCTCATCTGGTTCATATGAAACACCAAAGATGTGGGCTAAAAGTACAAATAAAAAAGACTGGAGAGGTAAATCAAAACCACAAATACCTGGTGGTAAGTTTGTTCAGGTTAAGAAAAAATGTAAAAAGTTTCCATATTGTAATCAAGGTGATATTAACGCCCTTAATATTTTTGAAGATAAAATGTTGATAAATGCGGTAAATAAGGTTTCGGAAAAATTTGGTATAAATAAAGATATAATCAAAGAAATAATTGAAGTTGAGATTGGTAAATTGAAAATATAATATAAAATATCACATTTATTAAAATTTAAGATATTTATAATAAAACAAACAAAATGAAAGACACACTAAAAAAACTAACAAATAAAATATTAAATGAGACTATTGAATCAAAAGCAAATGATTTGATGGAAAAACTAAAACTTAATAAATCTGAAGAATTTGATTACGTTGAAGAAGGTGAAACTTGTGAGCAATGTGGTCGTGAGATGACTGAAGGTGAGTGTAACGAATGTGGTACAAAAAACGAAGAAATAATATACGAATTAGAAGTTGACGAAGAAGAGATGGGTGAAAGTTCAGAGTTTACATATGCTGCGTTACAAGCAAAGAAAAAAGGAAAAAAAGAATTTGAATTAGATGGTAAAAAATTTCCAGTTAAAGAAAGTGTTTACTATAGTTTAACAATTGATAATAAAAAAATATTAATGTCTGAATCACAATTTGAAACTTTAGTATTAAATATTGTGAAAAAAGAAAAATCAAAAATCACAGAATCTGAGGTAAAATATAAACTTGAGATTGGTAACAAAGGTTATATCTTGAGTGAAGAAAAATTATTAGACATTATAGAACAAACAGTTATCGCTGAAGAGATGAAGTTTAAAAAAGGTGAAACACCAAAAGGTTATTCTGAATATGAAAAATCGGTTAAAAAATCAAAGAAAGAAAACGATGATTATTTAAAATCTGTTGGTAAAAAAATGAAAGATTATTTAGAAGACGGATCCAAAGGTGGATATAATGAAAACCCAAAACATTTCCCAAAAAATAATGGTCAGTTAGAGAAAATGTCAAAAAAAGCGTATGTTATGTCAAATGATGGTAAGGACTTTATTGATGATTATTTACAACCAGGTATGGAAAATATTGTACCAGATGAAATTGAATACGATGAGAATTGGGTTGCTGATAATATAAAAGGATCATCAAAAACTGGAAACAACCCAGAATGGGCAAATGGTGAAGAAACAGAACTTGGTGATAGACTAACAAAAAAAATGAAAGATAAAAAATACAACAAGGCTAAAATGTCAGCATATAGAAAATCTAAACAACCAATAACAGATGGTACTGGTGAAAATTCAGGAAGTGGTATTGATATTAAATTAGAAAGTATTGCTGAGAGAAAACAAGAAATATTATCTGAGGAGTTTAGTAAAATTCAAAATTTAATTAATTACGATAGAAAGACACAATAATTTACTTACGTAAAAACCTTATTATTATTCTCCATAGACAATTGTTTATGGAGAATAATTTTTTTAACTATATAACAAAACAACTACAACGAGAAGAAGTTGATTTGTGGATGACGAGAAATAATATTTTCTCTGAGAAAATGGAGTTGTATTATGACTTTTGTAGATCGCTTTACCTTAAATTATCAACTACTTTTTTAGGGGATGAAGATCTTACAGAGACCAAAATAGAAATGACCAACGAAGATAATCTAAAACACTTCAACTGGTGTTGGAAACAACTGATTAATGACTTCAAAAAAGAAAACATAATATTTGAAATAGAGGGTGAACACTACGAATATTTTCAGAACTTTTTTGATGAAATTTTTTATAAACAAAAGGATAAAAAAATCCGAGAATCAATTGATATGTTTTTTATGGATGTATTTGATTTTGAAAAAGCATTCACACAATCTGATTTAGATTTAATTTTAACAATATATAAGAACTTAGATAAAAATATGAGAATAAATATTTACTAATTTTTGATGTAGTGATATTATTCTAATAATAAACATAAATAAAAAATAAAAATGGAAACTTTAGAAAAAATAAAAGCGTTAGTTGAGACACTTTCTGACGAATCAACAAAATTTTATGAAAAAAACAATAAATCAGCAGGAACTAGAGCAAGAACTGCAGCACAAGAATTAAGAGAACTATTAAAAACGTTTAGAGGTGAAATTTTAGAGGCTAGAAAGAATGGTTAATATAGATACAATATTTTCTTTCGTATTCGTATTTTCGCTTTTGTCGTCTTTAAGACTGATTACTAAAACTCTTTTGTTGTTATCGGAAAAGACACCTCAAAAATTAATTTTAAATAAAAGCGAATTATTTTTTTACGGGATAATGATATCATACGCAATAACATACATAATGAAAAATTAATAATATGAGTATCTATAATGAATTTAATGAATTGTATCCTTATATACAATCAATCCGAAAACTTAAAACCTACTTGAGTTTTGACATGTCATTTCCGAAAGATTGGAAATTACCTAAAAAATACGTACCACAAGATAGTGTTATTGAAAATAAGTCAACAGATCCGACAATGAGGCTAATTTCTTTTGGTGTTGAATTTAATGAAGATACTGTCAATACAATTGTTGATAGTATTAAAAACGTAATCAAATATAATCGTGAAATTGAGGAAAAAGAACTTTTATTTGGTTTAAAAGTCCAGGAGTTAAAAAATATTTTTGAAAAACAAAACTTAATAACGTTACAAGATTTAAAATTTGACTTAGAGTCAAATAAACTTAAATTAGATGATGAATATGGTACAATTGAAAACAGAGAAAGAGAAGAACATAGAGTGGTTGAAGAATGAGATATTATTAGACCAACAACAACTGGAACGTGAAAAAAAACAGTTTATCCAGCAAATAAAAAATTTTAAGAGGGAAGAGATACTACCAAAAGAAGAGAAACAAACATTATGGAAACGGTTCAAGAAAATAATTATGGGGATTTAACAAACTTAGCGTTAATAACAGATGGTATACAAAAATTATTTCCAACAGGATTAGGTGTTTTGGTTTACGAATTAAACGTGTATGATTTTTATAACATCAAAAAACAATTCCCAGAAATAAACGAAAACAAAAATCGTTTTAAAATTGATATTTCAGGTGTTGAAGTTGTTTTCATACTTAAAGGTAGTCTTGAAAAAGAACTAAATAAAATAGAAAAAGATCAAACATCAACGGAAGTTTTAGAACCAGTGATTAATGATACATTTTTAAATAAACTTTTAAAATTATTCAGTAAAAAACGTAGTTGAATTTCTATATAAAAACGACTTTGAGATACCTTTACTTTCTAATATTGAGTAAAGGTATTTTTTTTGTTGTATTGACGTGTCGTAGACCACAACACAATCACTTCTTTTATTTTTATATAACGTATCTTCAAGGATTTTTAAAAACCGATTACTATCACCATCACTTTTTAGTGAGAATAAGAAATAATTATCATCTTCTTGAACTAATAGTTTGTTGTTTAATTTAGATATAAATTTAAGACCAGTTACTTTTAAATACTTACTATAGAAATACTTGAATGGGATTTTATTTTTGGTTTGTAAATCGTATAAAAACTCCTCAACCTTATATTTTGATATCTTAGTTATTTTATAATTAGGATCATCAATTTCAATTTTTATTTGACGACCTAGTTCATCCCTTACATAAAAAGGTGTAAAGTCTTTAGAATCATTTTCTAATATCCCAAGTTCAAATTCACAACTTTTACCATTCTCAACCTCTTTGTTAAAAACAACATCATTATTTAGTAATTTATCAAAAAATTTTTCAGCCCTTTCTTTGGTTTTAAATTTTTTAATTATTTTCTTTCTTTCTTTATTTTTAAACAAAACTATTAGGTATTTCATAAAAAATTACTATATTTGCATTAAAGATATTAAAATTTAATAAAAAATGAATACTGACAATTATTACACTATTCTAGGTGTTTCAGAAGACGCAACACAAGATGACATAAAAAAAGCGTATAGAAAGTTAGCAAAAGAAAATCATCCAGATAAAGGTGGTGATGAGGAAATTTTTAAAAACATATCAATTGCTTACGACGCTATTGGTAATGAGGAAAGTCGTAAGAAATACGATTTTGAACGAAAAAACCCTTTCAGTGGAATAAAAGGTCAATATGGTGAAGCGTTCAGAGCTGCCTTTAGAAATATGCACAGAGGTCACGAATCACAAGAACATAGAGTTCACACAAAAACAATCGCAGTTGATATTACAGTGTTAGATTCTTTCCAATCAAAAGAAAAACAATTTGAGTTTAATCGGAAAATTAAATGTGAACCTTGTGATGGTAAAGGTGGTGAAAGACAAATTTGTCAAACTTGCTCAGGACAAGGACAGATTTTACAACAGATGGGTAGTGGTATGTTTATACAAATTGTTTCTATGATGTGTAACAATTGTTCTGGACGAGGTTACACATTGACAAATAAATGTAATGAATGTTTAGGAAATGGTACAAAAAATGAAACAAAAAAAGTTGAGGTAAAAATACCACACGGTATTGATAATGGGCAATTTTTAAGAATGAAAGGTGTTGGTGATTTTAATGAAGGTTTGTATGGTGATTTAATAATTAAGGTTAACTTACAAACCGAAAATGACTTTGATAAGTACGACAATAATTTAGTATATAATAAATACTTTAATATTAATGATTTTAATGAGGAATCTTTTGAAATACCACACCCTGACGGAACAATGAAAATCAATTTCCCAAAAAATATTGACACATCCAAACCGTTAAGAGTAAAAGGTAAGGGATTTAAATATAATGGTGTTGGTGATTTATTTATAAATCAATATTTAAAGTATGAAAAAACTTAAAATAAATTAATTATGTCATAGATAAATGATATAACACCATATATTGCAAAGGCGAACATAATGCCGCCAAACCAAAATAAAAAATTCTGAGTCTGTTTAACACCTTTATTTGATTTACAGGCACTACACCCGACTTTTGTTGCTTCTTTCGTTTCCATACGTAAAATATAAATAAAGTGTGACGAATTGGAAAGGATATTTTAAAACGTTGGTGAATTTTATATGTTTAGTGATATTTATAATTAACAAAAAAAAAGAAATATGGAATTAGTAAATATATTATCAAAAGTAGTTAAAGAAAATTTAACAACTAAAAAAATATTATTAGAATACCCGGAATCTACGGTTAAAAAATTATTAGATAAGTTTACAAAAGAAACTGATGAAACCGAAGATGAGATACGTAAAACAATCTCTGATTTTGAACGATTTAAAAGTGGCTTGGATAACGCAGATAAAGACATCTTCAAGCACTCATACCAAAAATTAAAAAGTCTAATCACAAGTAAATCAACACAACAAAAAACTAAAAAAGATTTAGATGGTTTAGTCCAGGATTATATCGCAAAAAATAAAGGCGCTGATTTACAATTAACAAAAAATAATATTAAAAAATTCTTTGAGATTAAAACAAACTTACCTCAAGCGAGAGAATTTAAATCAGACGTTACAAATATTAATCCGTCTGAGTTAAATAGTTTGGTTCAACGGTATTTTACAAAGTTTAATAACCAAGGTGTCAATGAACTTATAGTAGCAATAGCACAAAAATTTCACGATGAAAATCCAGATGAAGATGTTATGACCGCAATCTTACCTAGGGTTAAACGTTTTGTAAAACACTACGATCTAATCCCATTGAATGCAAAACTAAGTAAATTGATGAATTTTATTGAATTTGAACATATTGTTGACGGATACACACCAATGGAAGAGAGTGAGTATACAGTACCAGAAGTTGACACTAGTGATGTTGATATTGCATATGAAGATGATGATATTTTAATTTTTGCACCAGACCAAAAACATAAATGTATTAACATTAGAAAGAAATTCGCACCAGATAGAAGATGGTGTACTTCTTGGGAAGGATCCTCAAATTATTATTATAATTATCGTTTAAATCAAAATTTAACATTATATTATGTTATTCAGAAAAATTTACCAGAGACTGATTTAAATTACGCAACCGTTGTCCTTGTTGATAAATATGGTGGTATGAGATTAGCCGATGGATCAAACTCTGGACGATACGCTGGTGGTAATGAATTGTCTTGGAGTGAAATTGTATCTAAAGTTCCCGCTCTTGAAGGTAAAAAAGACTATTTAGAAGCAAAACCATACGATGGCGAAGATGAGGCAAAATTAAAAAAATATAAATCTTACAATTTAAATACTACAGATCCTATTTCAGAATTAGGTAGTTTAGAAGAAGTTGAACTATGGTTAGAATTAAGAAGTCCCGAGCTTAAATCAACACCAAGAGGTGATGAGATTTTTGGGAATTTTCCAGAAGAATTACAAAAAAAATACATTGGTTTAGGGAATGAATTATCGGCTGGAATGGTTAGAGCATTAACACCTAGTGCAATGGGGTACTACATTTCAAAGAAACGTGAAAAATTATTACAAAAGACCCTTAAAGATTTAAATGAAAATGATATGGAAATCATATTAAGTAAAGAAATGAGACCATATTATAAAAGTTTAAAGGAAAAATTTTCTAATGAACTTAATAATCAATTTGGTGATATAATACAAATTAAATACCCTTCAGATACTAGTGCAAAATATATTAGAATGTTTGGTATGAATGAGTTATTAGATAGTATACCAGACACAACAATACTTTTTGAAGTTGACAATACATCAAACGACAAGGTAATCTTTGACATCCCGGATTCAATTGGTAAATTAATTAATTTACAAACATTAGTTTTTAATAATTGTATTAATAAATTACCAGAAACAGTAGGTAACCTTACTAATTTACAATTTTTAACTTTAACTAATAATGAGGAATTGACAACATTCCCAAATAGTGTTGTTGATTTAAGATGTTTATTGTTTATCTCTGTTGAAAATTCACCAATTGATATTGAAACATTACCAGAAGAGTTTAAAAGATATGTTGACACAAGTGCTGACACATTTTGGCCAGTTAACTATCCTGATGAGATGAAAGGCGATTGTTTACTTTAATTATAACTACAATATGAAAAATGTTGATATTGAAATTTATTTGAATCAAGTTATTACTTTTTTTGAAAAAAACCCAAATGATCTAATGGATTTAATTGGTGAATTACAAAAAGATGAGTTTTATTTAAAACTTCGTCAACGTTGTGAAAAAAATGTTGAAGAAGGAAAGGATATAACCTTAACCAAGGAACAAATGATAAATATAGTTGTTGATTTAAAAATACCAGATATTGTTGATAAACAGGAAGTTGCAGTAAACAATATCGTCCAAAAAACAAAGTTCGGTGAAATATTTTTAAATTAATTTTAAAAAATGTTTGGATATTAAGAAAATATTTATACCTTTGTATAGTTAAATGATTGAGGTTTTATGGTTTTCCCAAAAAAAAACTAATGGTTACCTAGAAAGTACCATTGCGATTGAAAACGAGGGGCGATACCCCGAATACATCTAAGGGTGGTAATCGTAAGCTCTCCTGTAAGTGCTTAACAGGCGAACATACTCTACGAGAATGAGTTTAGAGGGCGAAATTTATTTTTCGCCTTTTGTTTTATTTCAAACCCCATACTAACAACAATTACCAATCATATAATTATTAAGACCTTTTAATTTTCTCTTTTAAAATTTTTTTAATAATTTTTTTCACATTTATATCAATATTTAAAAAAAAGTATTATCTTAGCACAGAATTAGTTATTAACCTATAAAAAAATAAGATGAAAACAATTGAAATTACAATGCAGGAGATATGGTCAGCGACAAGACCAATTGTTTACAAGAGTAAAAAACAATACACTCGTAAACAAAAACACAAAAACAATTATTGATTACGATAAAGTGGTGGATTTTTCTACCACTTTTTTTATATTTTAAAATATGGAACGAAAGGAATTTTTTGAGAAAGAAGGTGATATTTTAAAATGGATATATGAACAAGAGGGTACGTTATTATCAAAATGTGTTGTTGATGGTAATTTAAATATAACACCAGAATTATTATTAACTAAAAATTTTTTATTAATATATAGTGACAGTGTTATATTTGATAATGGGTTTTTGTATTATGATGCTTTTTTTAAGAATAAATCAGACCTTTATATATATTTATCAAAGAAGGATATTCGTGATTCGGAATATAAAATAACAATATATTTTGAACCAAAAAACATAGAAGAAACAAAGTTCTTCATAAAAAATTTAATGAAATTAAAAGATGGAAATTAGTAGTGTAGAATTACAAGAAAAAATTAATAAAGGTGAGAAAATAATTCTGAAGTTAGGCGCACAGTGGTGTGGTCCGTGTAAAATGTTAAAACCAATTTTTGAAAAAGTGGCAAACGATAATACAACCGACGTTCAAATGTATACACTTGATGTTGATTTAAACAGAGAAATCGCGATGTCATTAGGTGTTAGGAGTGTACCAACAATAAAAATGTTTAATGCTGGTGAGGTCATTGATACAAAAGTTGGTGTGCAATCAGAAACCCAATTAAACGATATGATAAACACATTGATAAATGGATAAAGCGGTTGTATTGTTCACAATGAAAAGTTGTCCTTTTTGTGTTGAACTAAAAGAAATGTTGGATAAATCAAATATCCAGTTTGTTGATAGAGATATTGACGAATACGAAGAAGAATATAATATGTTTGTTAATATTACTGAAAATGATTATGTACCAGCATTTATGTTAATTGAGGATCCAGAAACTGAAGAACCATTAACAGAGTTGTTTGCACCAGATCGTGATTTTGACGACATTAACGAAGGTTTTGAGATTATTAAATCATTTATAATTAACTAAAAAAAAATCCCACCTTAATAGTGGGATTTTCGTTTTAAAATAATATAATATGTTCTAATAGATCTTGTTTTGTGTAGGGTTTATCTTTGACAGGATTTAAAATATCTTCAAGAACGTTATAATCATTGATTTTATCTTTAAAGTCTTTTAAATCAAACGAAAACACGTCTAAAATTAATGACGTAATATCTTTTAAATTTTGTTTTGTGTCACAAATTATTTTTATTTTGAAATCTTCAGAATCGTCAGTTTCTTTTGTGAAGTAAAATTGTACCTCATCACTATTTAATAAACTATATAAATGGTTAAAAATGTAGTGAGAATAATACACCATCAATCTACCGCAGTTTAGACTATACCCATAAGGAAATTCGGACGTTATCGATAATTCGTGAACAGGGTCAGTACCATCCGTAAAAATGTTTTTATTTACAGTGATCCAACCTTTTTCAATGTTATTGATTTCTTGGTCATATCTAATAACGTCAATGGTATTTATTTTCTCAATACCAATACTTTTTAGTTCATCTTTAAACAGATTATAAAATTCTGATTTAACATCTTCAAGATCTAATATTGTCTTTGATGTTGTTTGGCCGTGAACAACCATAAACGATTCACAATCTGTGATTTGAATAATTGTGTTTTCGTTTTTGTCAATTTTGGTTAATATGAAATCTGCAAATAGATTCACAATACCTCTTTTTGAATTTTTATTAATTTTTTTCATATACTATTTTTGTTAATAGATATGAATTTTATTTGAATAGTTAAATAGTTAATAAATATAATCTGATAATGAATCGTTAATGTAATTACTAACTAAATCATCACTTGGGTATGGTAATAATCTAATGTTAGGTTCTTCATAAATTCCTAATAAAAATAAAGAATGTAATATTTTAATATAACTATTATCTTCTATTATATTTGTTTCACTATCACCAATACCACTAAAGTAATCATCTAAAACAATATTGAAGTCTTTTATTTTAATTTTAACGAAATCATCTTCCCAAACAACATCTTTACTAAAAAACTCAGATAACTCTGACCAGATTATTTCAAACATCTGTTCATTCCAGGCTTCATTATATGCCATTGAATATAAGTTACTCAAACTTGATTTAAGTTCCCGTAAACAATCCAATTCAATAACAAATTTAAATAACTCAGAATCTGTCATAATAACCTCAATATTATCTGAAACATTAAATTCATCGTTTTCATCAAAATAATCAGATGGTAAATTATAGTTGAAAGATTCTTCATCAAAATTATTATCACCACAGGCTTCCAAAATGATTTCTTTAATTGTTATTAAATTATTATCATTTAATATTTCAATAATATCAGAATAATAGTAGATACTACTTTCATCAACATAGAAATATTTATACCAATCTTGACCAAAAACACCATTAACGACTATACTTATATCTTCGTAATTAAAAATATTGGATAAATAACTTAAATCTGGTAATGAAATATAAAATTCATTATCAACAACACTAACATCGTCTAAATATTTTACAAAATAACCAGGACCGTATTTCTTTAATATAGAATGACAAATCATATTAAATTCAGATTCTTCATCATTACGATACAAAATGGTGTATAATTTTTCTAAATTAATTTTTTCTATTTTATTGTGTGTAATTAGGAATTTAGCAACGTTACTCCATTTCCTAAACGACGTGATTATAATATTCTCATTATCCCTAGAACCACCATTATTAATGTAATTAATAATTAAATCAAAATTCATCATATGTATTCACCAAAGTAATCATTTATGTTTTTTCGGGTATCATCCCAATCTGCATATTCTGGTATACGAAAACTAATCTGATCGTAAGCACCATCATCAAATAGTTTACCCATCATACCAACATAAGTTCCAAAATATTCTAATAGTGAATCACTATAAGTATAACCTTTATTTTCATTAACAAATACAGATACGTTACTTCCAAAGTCACGTATTCTAATATAGTTACGATATTTTGTATTACCACCAGTTTCAAAAGGTTCTTCAACAATTTTTGACGTGAAGTAATCTTCAAGACCATTGTTTACCAAATCATAACATTCACTTTCATAAGCATTATTATAAGCACTATTATGTAGTGAATCTAATTCAGATTTAAGATCGTCCAGATCTCCATTTAACAACTCATTCATTGCTTTTTCATTGGAAATAAGTTCCATCACGTTTTCACTAGTAATTGTAAAAAATCCTTCAGTCCCTTGTTCTTCTGAAAACTCATTAAACAAATCAGAATCATATTCATCAAGTGATAATTCTTGATTTCCGATTTGTTTAACGATATAATGTGATAATCTGTTTTTATTTTCATCATTTAAATCATCAATTACATCGCGATAAACATCATCAGTTGTGTCCCAAAAGCGGTCAAAAAAATCATCACCACCAAGTATAGCCTTTGCTAAGTCTTGAGGTGATGTCTCACGACTATAAGATTCAAAAAAAACACTTAATTCATCTCTATCTCTCAAATATAACCAATATTGACCACTTCTATTTTCAACATCAGTTAATAGGTGATTACAAACATATTGTAAAGCACTATCCTCATCGGCTTCTAACCACCATTCTAAATAGTAGTTTTTAATTTCATCATCAAAACCTTCATAGTCAACATCAACCAAAAACCCGTTTTTTGATAAAAAATCAAATAAACCAGGATTTGCACCGAAATCACCACCTTCTAACATTTCAAGGTTAATCTCAGATTGTCTGTTTGCCTTAGCGACTATTGTTAAAAATGCCGTCAACCTAACAAAGACAGACTTAACAGTTCCAACGAAACCATCTTCATTGTATTCTTCTATAAAATTATTTAGTACCATATTATATAAATATAAAAAAGGTGATAAAATATACTTACCACCTTAAATTTCATTACCCAAAGGAATTATTTTTTATTGTAGTATTTCTCAACAATTTTTTTAACTGACTCTTGTACACTTGCACTTTTTTGTTCTTGAGTTTGTTTTACGGTTTGTTCCGCTTGTTGTTGGTTTCCTTTGTTTTTACATCCACATCCCATAATTAATTGATTTTATAGTGTTTATTTATTAATAAATATTGGAATATAGATTAATTTGTAAAGAATTATATATTTATTATTGTATGAAAAAGACATTTAAAATAACAGAATCAAAATTAATAACCTTAATTAAGGATATTATTAGAGAACAAGAAATGGAGGAGGTTGTAATAACACCAGAACAATATTATGACTTAATGAGAAAAGTGTTTTATAAAACAGAAGCAATACCATCATTACCACCTTTTAAAAATAAAACATTAGTTGTTTCTGGTGACCTAAAATTAGATGATCCAAGAGTTAAAAGTTTAGGTAAACTTAAAATTTTAGGAAAATTAAACATTTCGGGATCAAATATATCATCATTAGATGGTGTTGAAGTTACTGGTTATGTTACTAAATGGAATACACCACTAGAAAGAATTGAACAACAAAGAATATTAAACGCAAAAACTAGTGAACAAGAAAGTCTTAGAGAAGATGATGAATGGAACTTGAATAATACTGATGAGGTTGGTGAAATGGCACATGCTGCATTTGAATTTGCGAATAATCGTTCTGATATTACCGCATTAACGAATGAGGAACTTGAACGAGTTAATGAAATTAGAAACACAATACAACAATTAGAAGAAGAACAGGAAAATTTAGACACAGAACTTGAAAATTGGAATGAGTTATATGATGATATTACAGATCGTATTAGTGAGTTAGAAGATGAACTTAATGAATTGAAAGATGATAAATCAGATGTTTATGATTTTTACCCATCCGGTCGTCATTATGATTTACACGAATATGAGTGTTTAACAGAAGATATGAAATTTGCGGTCGGAACAACTGAAGAGGCCGATAGTTCGTTAAGAGACTATTTTGAAGAATGGACTGATAACCCATTAGAATATCTTGGACCAAATCGTATATCATACTATGTTGATGCCGATATGGTTATAGAGGCTTTTGAGGATGGTGAACGAGAATATATAGAAGAAAATCCCGAAGATTATGGTATTAGTAGAGATTTAAGTTATAACCAAGAACAAGAAGTCCAAGACTATGAAAAACAAAAATTAGGACTAGAAGTTGAACGATTTTTAATTGAAAAAGGAGGTAGAACACCATTAATTGAGGATAAAATTGATAGTGCAAAATATTTTAAATTTAAAGATTATTTAGATAATATTTTTGTTGTTGAGTTTTCAGATGAATGGGAACTATATCAAAATGGTAAAAAAGTTGAAATGATAACATATTCTGATGAGGAATTTGAAGAACAAGAAACCGATAATGAAACACGTTTGGATGAGATTGAGAGTGAAATCAGTGATATTGAGTACGAAATTGACGAAATAAATGAAAACCCTGACGGTGATTTTAATCAGGATGAAATTAATGATAGGGTTGAAACTATGTTAGAAGATATTAGATACGATCCATATGACTGGTTAAAGGATAAAGGTTTTGATGTTGAGACAATTGTTAAATTTATAGACACAGATGCTATGCTGGATGACCTAGTCCGTGACGCGGATTACGGTTCATTAAATGGTTATGATAACTATTACGACGAAGTAAATATTAACGACACATATTATGTTGTTATGAGGATTGATTAATCTATAAATTATTAATATTATTAGTGAGATGGGTAGGAAAAAAAAGGTAATGTTTTTGATGGAGACAGATTGGATGTTTGACAAACCAATTGACCAAGAACATAAAGAGTATGTGTTATTATCCTATTTTCAAAAAATGGGCGAAAAATTAGATAAATTAGAATTATACCCAGGGTTTATTGAATTATCATTACACCTTGCAAACGCACAAACATTAATTAAAGATAAGAAAATATTATATACTGATAAAAAATTTAAAACTGTTGATGACGAATTATTGGTTATGGATTTAAAAATTAAAGATCTACCCCCAATGACAAGTGATGAACATGCAGAATTTATTAAGATTTTATCATATAGCACACCAAAACTACACGAATATTTTGATATTGCAAAATCTGTTTGGGAAACAGTATTTGACAATGTTATTGTTAAAGTTAAAAAAAATATTGATAATATAACATTAAAAACTGGTTATTTTTATTATGAAAATAATAACACTAATGTTTTATATGTTTGGGAATATGAGAAAAAACCAGCAGCAAAAGGATCCCCTGAAAATAAATTAATTATAAATTTAATTTATTCAGATGAAAAAAAGGATTTGACTATTACAAAAATAATTGATATGTTTAGTAATGTTGATAGTGAGAAACAAAAAACACTACCGATTGTTGAAATGACAGTTAATGGTGAGTTCCCGTTAGAAGAAACGTTATTACCACTATTTAAACGAAAATTGATTAGTTATATCGTACAGAAAAAAGGAATTGAGGATTACAAAAAAACAAAGGAACAATTAAAATAAATAATATGAAAACAAGAACACTTAATGAATTAAGACAAGAGAAAGAGTTTGGTTACAAAAATCCTGTATCACAGAAAAATAATCAACAAGAAATTGATTTAGTAAAAACTTACAAAACAATTCAGGATTTGGCAAACGAATTCCCGAACGACGCAGATCTTGGTCGTAAAACGAGAACACTTTTAATTAGTTTGGGGTTATATCAACAAAAAAACGGTTAAAATAATGGAAGAAAAAGAAATGGTTAATCACCCTGACCATTACCAATTTGGTAAAAATAATGAATATGAAGCGATTAAAGTGATTGACGCTTGGGACTTAGGTTTTTCTTTAGGTAATACTATTAAATATATCTCAAGAGCGGGTAAAAAACACAAGGATAAGGAATTACAAGACTTGAAAAAAGCGGCTTGGTATCTACAACATCATATTGAAAAGTTAGAAACTAATCGTTAATAACAACAAGGTCGTTTTCTTGTATGTCATATAGATCACAAGAACCCCCAGTTATTTCAAGAACCATATCACCAAAACCTTTGTAACGTAGACAATTATTATCTTTACAAGGTTTACAGTTTTTATGTATTTTTGTTATGAGATTATCTTTGATAAATATGATATCAAGATTAATTATACAATCTTTCATCCAGAAGGAATGATCACCTTCGTTTAGAACAAACAACATACCATTAAACTGATTGTCAAATTTTTTACCCATCATTCCATTTTGAATATCTTTGGGTGTGATCATTGTTTTTACAGTAAAGGAATTGTTATTTATTAATAGTTCCATAATGATAAATATCGTAAAATATTAAAATAATTTGTTTTTTTATGATTTTGTAGATATTTATGAAATACAAAAAAAACACACACCCCTACACTTTTTGTTGGAAAAACATAAAATCCCAGAAATTTTAAATATTTTTTTGGGATTTTTGTTTTTATATTAAATTTTTTATATATTTGTACTATGAAAACAGCATTT